TTAAAATCATCTTCAGTTAGAATTATTTCTTTTTTCTTCTTTTTTTCTTTCCCCAGGATAAGGGATTTAAGTTTAGTTCTGTTTGATACCATTCTAATTGTTCTTGCATTTGTGTTATTTTTACTTCTTCTTCTGCTATATGTTTGCTGACAAGGTCTTCAATTCTGGAATTAGCAAGTTCCATTCTTCGTTCAAGTTCTCCAATCCGATTTTCAATACGTAAGTAGCCCATGACAACGATACCAACTCCCACGATAATTTGCCCAAGCCACTTAAGGTTAAGACTAATCCGCATATTATCGTCCAATTTAGTAACTCCATAACTCCTGTACGTTTTCTCATCACTCATACCTCATAGCCAACAACTGACCATCCACTATCACAACTTCCAAGCAGCACTAAACCACCAAGCACTATTACTAAAAATGCAATTATAGCTATGTAGTCTTTCAAATCGTCACTCACCAGACCATTCATCCTTTTTCATTTCAGCTAAACATTCACTATGAGATAGAGCAGTAATGCCACTAACTGATGCAACTTGATCCAATGTTCCATCGGCTATTGCTAATTCATATTTAACAAGAACCTTTGTATTGTCACTATTCCATCTTGGTGCGCCTAATTTGCCTTGTTTAAATGCACACTCTTGCCAACTTGGGTTTTGTAATGTGGTTTTATCTACTTCTTGCTCTGTGTATGTGTACTCTTCATCTTTTTTAGGGACAGAATGAGGCTCTAACATGAGTTTTTCTAGTAACTCTGCCTTGGTATCGCTTGAAGAATAATCTACGTCACAATCGTCCATATAAGCCTTTATCTCTGCTTTTGTGTTATCATTTGAAGGATAATAATCATATTTGTCTACAGATCGTGTAGCAGTCTTTTCTACATCTTTATAAGTGTACTCATTCCAAGACAATCTATCCGCAGTTTTGAGTTTGCTTGGTAGCTTACCCTCATATACTGCTTTGGTTAATATTAAATATGTATTAGTCATTTTTATGTTTACCTTTTTGGTGTTTATAGTTTTTAGATATTTCAGTAGTTGATAATGCTCGATTGTAGATTCTAACTTCATCAAGCAAACCATCCCATTCATCAGAAGTGTAATGACCGCTTGAGCCAATTTTAATTGGCTTATCACTATCAAGATTTCCACTTGATGCAACAGTCCCATCTTCTGATTCATTAAGATAAACTTTTAAAGTTCCATTGTTTCTTACTGCTGTAAAATGATACCAAGTATCAACTAATATAGTTGTTGAACCAACTGAATCATCACTTCCCGCTATGTCTCTAAATATAATTTTACCACTATTATTAATTCCCGCTCTCCATACATCTTCATTAGCACTACTATTTTGTCTACCTATTGCCCAATTCCAATCAATATTTTTTACTTTAAACCAATAGGATACACTAAAATCATTTATGTTAAAATCCCAAATTGAAGAATCATTTACTTCCACATACTCATTAACACCATTTAACCTTACCACATTGCTACTTGGATTTGTTAACGGAAATCCTAATCCATCTTTGTTAGAGTTTAATCCCTCACGAATTGTGATTGAGTCTGGTGTACCCGCAACTGTGCCTGTGTTGCCTGTGTTAAGTGTAGCTCCTGTAACTGTACCATTATTAGAATTACTACTTAAATCAGTTACTGTTGTAGCATTGTCTAATTTCCAATACCCTGTAAGACCAGAATTAGACGATTCACTCCCACCTATGCCATTGTTATATATTTCTAATACTTCACTTGCTGATTTAGTTACATTATAAAGACCAACAGAGCTTATAGAGCCTTCAAAATAACTGCCATTTTCAAACGAGGTTGCACCAATTCTTGCATTTGTTAATGTATCTACAGATAATCCCGATACAGAAATAGTTTTTACTTCTACACCATTTGCATACACACGCATAGTAGAACCATCATAAGTACAAACAAAATGCACCCATTGATTTGCGTATGCAGTTGCTACTAAAGCATCACTGCCATTTACTTTATATATAAGCCGATTTCCGTCATCAATAAAAAGTCTTATTCCTTCAGAACCATTCTTTTGTGCAGAAAATAGTACATCATTAATTCCACTATGATTTACCCAGACTGATATAGAATGATTAGTATAAGAAAACGGAACAGGCAGTTGTATAAAATCATTTACTCCATCAAAATTTAAATAACTCCACCCTCGTCTATCAGTCCATGTAGATACACCATCGTTACGCCAGTAACCTAATAAGTTTCCAGACTTGGAGTGATTGGTCGCATCATATGCGACACCATCATTGAATAGTTCTTGTGCTTCTGTGGTAGTTATAGTGTGATTAAAAAATGATACATCATCTATAACCCCATTAAAAAATGAAGAACTACCTGTTTTACATCCGATAAATGTTCCTGTAGAAGACGATAATCCTTTATTTATACTACCAGATTGTGCAACTCCATTTAAATACAATGTAATTGTTTTATTTGAATTTGTATATACAACATGATTCATTGTGCCAACTAAAATTGCAGTAGATGATTTTTGGTAATAATTACTGCCATCCCACATATTTGCTATTACTTGTCCAGATGAATTAATAGAAATTCCAATCCTATTTGATGCATTTACACTTTGTGCTATAATCCATTGGTCTGCTGAAAGACTATTAGCTATAAACCAAGTAGAAATACTCCAATTACCACTAACTAATAAGTCTGGTGCAGATGGATTTAATTTATTATCAACTCCATCAAATAGCATTTTTTCATTGTACTTAACCAATGGGATCTGCGGAATGACTGGTTCATTTTGAGCAGTCTCAAATCCAAATGAGGATATTCCTACTTCACGAACTTTTAAATCATCATATAAATTATGTTGACCGCTATTTGTAGAATTATTTTTAATATGAAGATAAGAAGTTGTTCCTGTTGCAGTAAATATATTGGATGGAATTATTGCACCACTTGAAGAAGATACTTCTAATGTATTCTCATTTAAATCGTCTGACACACTTAAACCACCGCTCATGTTTGCAGTAGTTAATTTTACTTCTGCATTATAGCTCTTACCAACAACAGTAGTAAATGGTAATGCTACATGAGCTTTAGTTGTACCATCATTTGTAAGTTTAAGAGTATTACCATTTATTTCGTCACTTCCAAATAAAGGAAAAAACTTTGTAGTGGTAATTTCTTTAATAGACACACTTGATGCACTCCAATTTGATGCTGTATCATTTAGACTAAAAAACATATATAATGTTTTAGTAGAAGATGCTTTAAAATAATGAGTATTTAACCCAGAAACGACAGTTCCAAAATCACTTGAACCATCTCCAACAGTACCATTTACTGATTCTCTTAATGTAAAACTTGGTACACTACCACTATTTAAAGTAACATTAAATGTTATTTTATAAATTTTACCACTTACTGCTGAAAATGGATTTGTTGCAATATTAACACCACTTGCGTCACTAATAGCAGAAGTTATAGAACTTCCAGATAAATTAAGTGTATCCCAACCATATGATGAATTATTAGTCCAAGTACCAAGTTCTTCACTACCTAATGTTGATTGAGTAACTTGATTACCTGCTGTATCTGAAAAATCAAATTCATAAGTTCCAGAATTAGCGGTTAAAATACTATCCATTGCTAGTATTTGTGCAGATGATAATACATCCTTCATATTTCCAAAGAAATTTGTAGTAGCGTGGTTACCCATGAGGACTTCTTTGACGGAGACATCGTCTATTTCCATAAATGCATTTGCATCTGCATTTTGCATATAAAACCATAAGTGTGAGCCTGTAGGAGCTACATAATAAGTTTCAAATAATTTTGCATCTCCTGTATGAGTTGTTATGTTTGTTACAGTTGCACCACTACCACCATCCATTACAAGGATGCTACCAGAGCTAATACTTGCTCTATATTTAAAAGATACTTTATAAAGTGTACCTAATGTAAAAACATAATTTCCAGTTGTTCTAATTGCTCTATCACTTCCCGCTACATCGTTTACTTCAAATCTTTGAGCATTTCCTGTAAAGCCATTTCCTGTAACAACACTATAATCAAGTTTTCCAGCATAATTGTCAGCCCAATTATCTGCTAATCCATCACTATTACTATCTGTCCAATCTGTAGCGTTTACTACATTCTCACTACCCAACTTTTTCTCACTATGGTCATACACAATGCTTTGTGGACTTTCGGGGTTAGCTTCAGACATAGGATACCAAGCAACTAATGTTGATGGACTTGGTACAGACTCTGGCTTCAAATACTGTGAGGTTATTTCTGCTTCTGTTAATGCAGATGAATGAACTTTTACATCTGATATGCTTCCATTATAATAATAAGCACTCGGATGATTTCTTTTTCCAATAAATATACCATTGCTATTAGATGGAAATGAACTACCATAAGAAGTTGCAGTATGATATAACTCGCCATCTTTATAAAATTTTGCAGTTCCACTATTGAATGTAATAGTGTGAAAACCCCAAGCACTATTATCTAAACTTGAAGATGCAGTTACTGTTGTACCACCTATACCAAGAAACATAGTAGTTTTGTTAAACCTTATTGACCATTGGTCTCTGTGGTATCCGAGTATTGCTTGATTTCCAGTTCCAGATGTTTTTGTCCAAAAAGAAATTGTACCTTGAGATTTACCCGCAAGAGCGTCTTCAGAAATAGTTAGGTAATCTGTATTACCATCAAACACTAATCCTCTACCGCCATATACCTCGGCTCTTGAAGCCACATCTGCTGTAAGTAATGGAGAACTTGATCTTCC